CACAGAATATTTTGATACTACAAAGAATGGTCGTAAGATTAAAAGATGGCGATTAGACAATTCTAACGAAGAAGCAACTTTATACAAAGCAGGTTGGCTAGGTCACCCTAGTACACAATGGGTTATTAAATCAGCATACAATTACACATGGTTATATAATCACTTTGTAGCTCTTAACGAAGAATACAAATTGAGATGGCAAAAAAATGTTAATCATGTATCTATTGATAAACTTGCTGATCTACTAAAACACCCACCTAAAAATGCACCACTTAATGTAGTAGCTACAGACGCTACACCAGCAATGCCAGAGTATTGTAAGATACCAGGTGATGTAGTAGGTTCATATCGTAAGTATTACATATTTGAAAAAGTAAGATTTGCTAAATGGGAAAAACCAGGTGCAGTTATGCCTGAATGGTTTGCCGAAGGGATCGCAGATGTTAAAGCAGCGAATACAGACCAGGGGTGATGACCTTAAAATGTTGCAAGGACATGATAGACTTGCATATTTAATTGACATTGCTAAAGACGTAGAATCATTACCACAAGAAGTAAAAACAGATCAAAATAGAATACGAGGTTGTGCTAGTAATCTATGGTTGATCGGCGGAGTAAAAGAAGATAATACAATGATATATAAAATAGACGCTGACGCATTTATAACAAAAGGCACAGCGAAGTTAGTAACAGACCTAGTCAATGGTTGTCCTAGAGATGAAGTGGCTGCTCTTACTATAGAGGATTTTTTACCTTTAGGTGTAAGAGAACTACTTACAATGCAAAGACAGAATGGATTAGGGTCATTAATACAAAGGATAGTAGATATAGCAAATACTAAATAATATTATGAATAATACAACAGATTTTATACAATTAAATATGAACTTTTTGAATGATATTCAAAGTTACCATTGGCAAACAGAATCATATTCTGAGCATGAAACAACAGGTGAATATTATGAAAAGTTTAGTAAATTAAATGACGAGTTTGTAGAAACTTGGCAAGGCAAATCAGGTACTAGAATTAAGTTTAGTGCTGAATTAAGACCTGGCATAATGAATTACGCTGACAATGGTCAAGTTAGAGGCGAAGTACAAAAACAAGTAAGCCGAATAACGAAGATAGCAGAAAACAGCAAAGTCAAAGGACAAATGGATTTAGAAAGCATACTAGAAGATATGCTTATGGCAACTAATCAATTATTGTTTCACCTAACACTTAAATAAATGCCCTTATACACATTTACAAACAAAAGAACTGGTAAAGAGTTTACCGAGATGATGACTATTGACGAGATGGAAAAGTATCTTAAAAAGAACAAACACATCAAGCAAAATATATCAGGCATAAGAATTGTTGCAGGTGTAAGTGGTGCTAGTTACAGATCAGATAGTGGTTGGAAAGAAACATTATCAAAGGTTGCAGAAGCACACCCAATGAGTGCTTTAGCAAATGAAATGGGAACAAAGTCAACAAAACAAATCAAAACAGAGCAAGTTATGAAAAAACACAAGGCTAGACAAAGTGCAAAATCTAAATAATATAGGGGTGCAGAGCGAGCAACTGAAAAACAACGGTCGTATACCAGAGTCTAATAAGTCAATCCGCTCATTGCACCTACCTAAACAAGGAGAAAACTAATGGCAGACATACCTGATTTTATGAGGGAGTTTGATACAGATACCGATTACGGTTTTACTCCTGTATCGCAGAAACCAGTTGAAGAAACATCACCAGCTATTGACCCTAAAGTAGTAGAAAATTCTAATTTAGAGATAGCAAAAGTTAAGGCAGATGTAATTGATATAAAATCAATGATGAACGAGGTTATGCAGATTGTAGCAGAGAAAGACTCTGTTAACAAAGAAATACAGGACGCTGACGTATCAGAAAGATTTAAAGAGATTGAGAAGATTGTATTACCTTTTTTATATAATCTTTCAAAATCCAAAGAACCTTATATACATTGGCCTAATAGAGGACCAATCATTAAGGCACAGATGGATAAAATATTAAAACTTACAAGGGGATAATATGTTAGAAATAAAAGCTCATCACAAAGAACTAAAACGAGCGGTGAATGAAATTGAAGATAAAAGAAAAAAAGACAGATCAAATAAAGCATGGTACGATATAAGAACCTTAAAGAAAATAAAACTTATAGCAAAGGATAAATTAAATGCAACTAAGCAAAAACTTTTCGCTTAAAGAACTAACTGCTTCTCAAACAGCAGATAGACATGGTATTAGCAATAATCCAAGCGAAGATCATATGGATAATTTAAAGAAACTATGTGACAACGTTCTACAAAAAGTTAGAGAACACTATGGCAAGGTAGTATCAGTATCTAGTGGGTACAGATCGCCAGAGTTATGTGTAAAAATAGGATCATCAATGAAATCACAGCACGCCAAAGGGCAAGCTGCGGACTTTGAAATCTTTGGCATTGCAAATGCTGATTTAGCAAAATATATTATTGATAGTTTAGATTTTGACCAATTGATATTAGAATTTCATAAACCAGAAGAACCTAATAGCGGATGGATTCATTGTTCATATAAGAACGAAGAAGAAAACAGAAAACAAGTATTAAGAGCATACAGAAATGATGATGGTAAGACGGTATACGAACCGTACGACCCTAGTTGAGCTGTTGAACGTCTTAATGATGACAAAATAAAAGAGCAGAATAAGATCATTGATCTCTATATGCAAAAAGGTATTTGATATGAAGACAGTTATATTATTGATAGATTTTCGTGGTCATCCTGCTCTTGGTGATGAGTATCTTAACAATTTAAGATATAAAGAGGTACAAAAAATACTAACTAGTCCTCTAATTGATAAAACTAAAATAGTATTCTGTTCTACATCCGATAGTCGTCCAGACCCAAAGATGGATGAGATTCAGCTTATGGCAAACCAATTAGGTTTTCACTTTTTAATATACGAAGAGCATATATCTTTTACTATGTTGAGAGTACAGTTAAGACTTAAATGTGGTTTTGATATGAATCCCGAAGATACTCAAATCGTAATAGGTGGTTGTAACACAGGTGGTTGTGTAACAAAAGCAACTAAACCTATGAACGCAGTACAGGCTCATAATGCAGGTTACCTTACAACTATGTACTTGCCAATGTGTGCTGACTATGAACAACCAGGCATAAATGATACTGAAAGACAAGTAGCAGGTTTAGTCGAATCATATAAAATCTTAAAAAAATATAACGCATTTAAAATCAAATGGGAAAACAAGTTTAAATACCTTGATTTACCCTATGTAGAGAGTGCTAAAGATATTGATAAGCAATAAGGCTTGACAATATTGACAAATAGTGATATAATAACTATATAAATTTATACGGAAAGGTATATTATGTTTGAACATGTTAAATTGAATGAAGAAGTATTGCCTAAAAGTTTAGGTGTGAAAGGTAAGAGTCAAAATGGTGTAAGATATTATACTATTGATGGTGTCAATATGCCTTCCGTTACATCAATACTAGGACAGATACCCGAAAAACAAGTAGGTCTACAGGCATGGCGAAATGCAGTTGGCGAGAAAATGGCTAACTATATTTCTACAACTGCTATTAATAGAGGTAAGACAACTCATACCTTAATTGAGAATCACTTAAATAATGAAGATGAGAAGTCAGTAGGCATAACTGCTGTTACACCACTAGGTCTTTTTAGAATAATAAAACCATATCTTGCTAGACTAGGCAAGATACATTGCCTAGAAGAATACCTATACTCAAAAGAAATGGGTGTTGCAGGTCAAGTAGATTGTATTGCTGAATATAGAGGCAAACTATCTGTTGTTGATTTTAAGACCTCTACAAAACAAAGGGATGCTAACTACAATTATGCTAACTTTTTACAATGTTCGGCATATGCAAAAATGTATGAAGAGCTATACCCTAATCACAAAATAGAACAAACTGTTATATTAGCCACGTGTGAAGACGGTTTTGTACAAGAATGGATACATACCGAAGACAAAATCAAAGAGCACCAAGAGCTGTTTTATAAGCACACAAAAGAGTTTTTTGAAAGAAATAATATAAATAGTTAGACCGAAAGGTTTAACTAATGAAAAAACTTATAACACTTATAACACTATTATTCGCTACAAGTACATATGCAGATCACCTGACATCACCAGGTAATGTATGGTTTCAGGAGGTACCTATTCTATGTGGTACGCCTGAAAAGATACAAGCATATACCGATCATATGAATTTAGATCCTGTTAACATATCATTAGGAAGAGAAGGTATGAAAGTGAATGGTGAACCTGTTTACATGGTCACCTATTATATAAGTAAAGACGGCACACAATCTGCTGCTACAATAGATGTACCAGATGGTTCTGAAAGATGTGTACTGTTTCATTCCTTTGATCTTACTTCCGTACAATAAGAGCTTGACAAACTAGTCTAATTGAGATATAATATTATAATAAAGTGAGGATAAATTATGAGCGATAATAATCTGCCTATGGGCAACGATACACACGAACAAGATATGACTTATGAAAATGAGCAATCTATGGTTACAATACCATTGCGTGAGTATGACAAATTAAAAGAACAAGGTCAGTACATAACAGACCCAAGTCTAATTTCAATAATAGATAAAATAGAAGAACTAACAAGAGCATTAAGAAAACACATAGTTAGAAAACTATAATGTTGATGAATAGTAAAAAGTTTGCTTTGATAATAGAAGCGATAGTAAAAGATAAAAGAATATCCTACATGGATGCCGTACTCAAATATTGTGAAGAAAATGATATTGACACAGCGTCTGTAGGTCCTTTAATTAACAAGTCACTAAAAGAGAAGATAAAAGAAGAGGCAGAAAAACTGAACTTGGTTGAGCGATCAAGCACAGCGATCTTACCTATATGAACAGTTATGAATCTTATACATTATATTTGGCTATTAAACTACACTTCACTTCCGATAGTTATGATTTTTACAGGCACAA